TGCGTGTACATGCGCCTCTGTAACTTGCTCTCCTTCACTGTGGTTGCAAGTGACATGAATATCTCCTTCGTTACCGATTAATTCTTTCATCTGACGAATGAATTCTTCGTCTGAACAGTTATCTGTAAAACTCATTTCCTGCGATACCACGGAATGTTGATCGCTGATTTCATCGCTTTATTTGCTTCAAGCCACATTTTGGAATCACCAATAAATCTGGCTATTACTGCTTTGTTTTGTGCTGCACGAAGCATCTGGTGATTGATGGATATTTCATTGCGCATAACGCCTCCAGTTGTTTCTTTGCTGCTCTGATTAATTGTTTAACTCGGCGTGATAATTCAGATTCGTGCGGGTAGAAAGCGGACATGACGCCGCTACCCGCGAGCTGAAAGTGCATCATGGGTAACTCCTTATATTTGATTGCATAACGAAAATGCCTCTCGTGAAGCATTATTGGTATGCGGTAAAGCCGCGCTCAGGCGGCTACTCTATTTCTTCTTCGAATGATTTTATTAGTCGGTCAATAACATCATCCGTTTCAATATCATTTCCGTCTGATTGCTTTAATACATCTATTGATTCTGCAGCGGTAAATTCCATCGCTGTGAGAAACTCGACAATTGCACACTCAACGACATATCGTTCTTCATCTGTACGACATGAGATAAAAGAGCATTTAATTGCTGTTATTACTTTTTGTTTAAGCTCTGCAGGGTAATCAGTTTTTATCATCGTTTACTCCGTCAAAAAAAACTGCCCTCACATTGGAGGGCAAAGAAGATTTCCAATAATCAGAACAAGTCGGCTCCTGTTTAGTTACGAGCGACATTGCTCCGTGTATTCACTCGTTGGAATGAATACACAGTGCTTATTTGTACTAATAAAATACCCAATTTTCTGTTTCTTGGTTGTGTCCAAAGTTATATTCAATATCTGGTGTTGATGTATCAATATTCTTCATCCCATCAACAAGAGTTGATACAACAGCCAAATCTTGTTTGATTCTCATCAAATGGTATTTCTTCCGGCGCAATAAACTTTCAATGGCAAGTTTCTTCGTCGGGAACGCAAAAGATCTTTCTGCATTTTTTGCTACTTTCTTAATTGCATATCTATTTCTCCTTTGTTTCCATTCCTGTAACCACTGATTTGGTGCTGGTTTAAAATTAACAATCCAATGCGCAGGAACCAACCATGCATAATGCTCTGTCTGATGAAAAGCTATATATTGAAGTGCGAATATTTTTATCCCATCTTCTTCAACTGTCGCCTGGAATCTCCAGAAAACAGGCATTCCCTCATGTTCAGTTTCTGATTCAGGAAAAGGTACGCTCCATGATTTTGTCATATATTACTCATCTCCAAGGGCTTTGCTGATTGCTGACTGTGCTTTCGATACTTCATCAGGATAATGGTCATTCCAGTTTTGCTTGTATGCCTTGTTTAGCATCGCTTGCAGTGCTTCAAGCAAATCAGGAGCTGCTGCTATCAGTAGCGCATCCTCCCTTTCATTTCTTGTTGCTGCTTCAATGTATGTGTCACCAATCGTCACACCATGGAACGTAGTCATCATCTCGTTGACGTTTCTAACCGTGTACTTCCATTTACCAGGCGTACCCTTAAACTCTTTCATATCCACCTCTGTTGTTTATGCCAAAAATAAAGGCCACCATCAGGCAGCCTTGTTGTTCTGTTTACCAAGTTCTCTGGCAATCATTGCCGTCGTTCGTATTGCCCATTTATCGACATATTTCCCATCTTCCATTACAGGAAACATTTCTTCAGGCTTAACCATGCATTCCGATTGCAGCTTGCATCCATTGCATCGCTTGAATTGTCCACACCATTGATTTTTATCAATAGTCGTAGTCATACGGATAGTCCTGGTATTGTTCCATCACATCCTGAGGATGCTCTTCGAACTCTTCAAATTCTTCTTCCATATATCACCTCAAATAAGTTGTTTGCTGCGAAAGTAAATACGCTTAAGTTACCTGTTATTTATTCCACCAAGTTCCGTATCTATCTATCCAGTTACACCAATCATCGACACTCCATTTTGTTGTGTCGCATTTTGGCAACTGGCATGAATATCTACCTTCTTTGTAAAGTCGGCGTTTGACTTTCTTGAGCATGGCTCACCTCAATCGTAATAAGCTGGAATTGATTTTCCGCGTTGCTTCTGGCGGCCTGAGCAGGTCACACCCATTTCACTGCGTGGCTTGCTGTAATAAATTCGGTTAGTTCAGACAATAAAAAACCCACCGAAGCGGGCTATGACCATTTTTTATTTGGATTTCGTTGGTGAGCGTGATTAACAACTCTGTGCATTACATCCTCATATTTTTCATCTTCAATTTTTTCGACATCGCGAGGAAATGGTGTTGCTAATGCTTTGTCAACTTTATCCATTGGGTCTTCATTAATCTTATATTCAGGACCGTCATCTATAGCAT